CGAATGTATATTCTCTACCCAATAATCTGATAGAGTTTCCACACGCGAAATTCCCCCTTCTTCGATGTGTAGCATTTTGGATGGCATTAAGTACATTCCAAAATGTATTACTAAATTTGTTTTTTCTGACTTAAATGCTATTACATCATAATCTTTAGCGTTTGTCAAACTTACTTTTTTAGCACATTGAGCTGCCCAATTATCTATACTAGTTGTAGTAAATTCTTTAATCCAATGCTTAGATAGGGGATAATCAGGCAAAGAAAATTCTAAATTCAATTCGTTGTAATAAAAACTTTTAATTAGTGTTATACAATTTACACTATCATAAGAATGTGGTAGACTTATATATTTTCGTACCATGAGGCAAACTCCGGAAAAGTTTCAACAAATGATTCATTACGTAGCTTATCTACTCTTTCAGTTTCTTGCTTAAAAGCTAATAGTTGACTACTTTCATCTGCGCTAGTCATATAACTTAGCCAATTTTTTATTTGTTCTAAGTCATGTGATGTTAAGATTGGTCTATACTCTTGAATAAACTTTTTATATATACTAAGAACTTGTTGTTTAGACTCTTTAGGCAAACAAGTAATTTTTTGATAAGAAGGATCTATTTGCGTAGTTCCATGAAAATCAAAACCATTACGTTTACACCATATAATAAGATCAGGCATAGAAGTTATACTGTATATATTTATAACACAACTAACTGTTTGTATATGCTTTCTAAACATAATAGCATGTTTTTCGAATTTAGTCCAGGATAATCCTTTTCTAGCATACTCTACTCGGCTTCCATATCCTTCAACACTAGGCCATATAGATACTTTTTTAAAATTAGCCCATAGTTGGGTAAGATCATATTTTTTAAATTTAGAATAACTTAAGTTTGTATTATAACTAATATGAATATTTTTAGCATAACCCGACTCAATGAGTAGAGTAAGCATTTTGTAATGACCTTCTTGTATAAAAGGCTCGCCTCCTGCAAAATATATCTCCTCTAAATTAGGAATATACTGAGGAACATCTTTCCAAAAATCTTCATTATCAGTAAAATAATCTATGGTCTTAGACCAACTAGGATCGTCACTATCTTTGTACCAACTAGTAGAGGCATAAGGTCCACACATTCTGCATTTAAAATTGCATAGATTACCAAATCTAATATCTAAATATGCAGGAGTTATATCTAGACTACCATCACTATTAGTTTCATTCTGTAGATGAGCATAGTGGTTAAAACGATCATTAGCAGCGACTCTATTACTACCACTACCTTGTTTTTCTTTATTATAACAAGCATGTATACATTCAGTAGGTATTTTATTTTTTAAAAAATTTATACGAGCTTGTTTATAGTCTTCACTATTCCAAATCTCACCTAAAGACTGCTTATAAGTACCCATGACTCTTGTTCCAGGCGCATACTCAGCATGACAACATATATAAAAATTACCGCTTAAGCTACCAAAAATATGCATCCAAGGAAGTATACAACCTGTTACATTATTGCTTGGGAATTGTTCGTCCTGTTGCAGGAAAGCCTCCAAAATGTATTCCATTATTTCTAAGGGTGCAGGCTAGGATATTTTTACCGCATATATCACCTTCTGGACCTGAAGCAGTTGTATTATCTACTCCTATAGGATTTGTATTAGCAGTAAGAGAAGTTCCAGGTATAGTACCACCTGCAGGTCCAGGATACTGACACTCTTCACCTTTATACTGCCATTGACAAGTATTTTTATAGTATTTACGTCTGGGAGTTACTTGTTTAAAATACTGTAACCATGTTACTAGTCCAAATCTTGCAGTATCATCTCCCAAAGATTCTAACTGATCTATCTTAAATCTATCTTCAATGTATGACTCAGTATCTACATCAGCGTTAATTACATAAATAGGGTCACCTACAGTAGTATTTGCTTCTAGCGCATTAGATAAGAATAAAAATCTATTTTCTTCTATACTTTCAATAGTACCAGAAGTAGAACCTTTTATAGATTTTACACTATCCCCTACTCTATAAGGCATAGCATTATACACTTCAATGACACTACCTGTAATATATTTAGCTGCGCTATGTTCCGGCCACACATCTAAAAAATTAGCAAAAGTAGTTTTAATATTTACTACAGCACCTTGCAAATCTCTAGAGTCAGTTTTAAGTTCTCTCCAATCACCCTCTTTACTACCTGTTTGAATAACGGTTTGTTCATAATTCCAAGAAGCGTTAGACTGCCCATAATATCCTACAATAGAGCTATCATAAACAAAACCATTAGCTCTTGCTCTAGTTAGAGTATCAAAAGCTATTTCTCCTACATTTCCTACCTCTGCAGGAGTAAAGTTAATAGTTCTAGGATCTATACCATTACAAGGTATTCCGTTAACATTAGCTACACATGCCCATGTTGTATTATTACCTACAATAAAAGGGTCTTCTACTAAAGCAGAAATAAGATTATCTACATTAAAAACAGTTAATGTAAGTTCATTAATTTTACCATCAGTACCTTGACTAAGACTAGAAATATCTACAGGAAAAGGTATATAAGAATCTCCATCATATGTTACATTATAGTGCAGATCAGATATTAAATCACCTGCTACATCTGCAAATTTTAAAGGAAAATTAACAGGCCATGCTCTACCTTCTCCATCACCAGTAGGTAATCCTTCAGGAGTAGGAGGAAACCACTCTCCCGGATAGTATATTTCATACAGTCTTACTATAGGATTCTGAATAAAAGCATTTTTTTCTGCTATGAAAGGGCTAGGAGCTTGTGAGGCTATAGTACTAGTAGCAGTGGTTGTATCACTGTACCATACATTTGACTGAAAAGGAATGGTTGTTAGTGTACTGCCACCAATAAAAGATAATAAACCGCTAGGAGTACTATCAGAAGTTGACGATACAGTTATTTGAGTAGTGCTATCTACACTCACAATAGTTTGTAAACTAGAATAACCAGTGCCTGAAAGAGTTAGTCCAGTAATTAATGTGGTAGTATCTTCTAAAATTAGAACATTTAAAAAAGTTGCTGTTCCAGAGCTTGTGTAAGCTGTAAAACCACTAGTATCAACAATACTAAAAGTATCATCATCTATTACGGTAATAGTATAAGTATTTCCATTAACTTCTGTCATACCTGCTACAGTAGCAAAGGTAATTTTATTTCCTGTAGTAAAACCATGGTCAACAGAGGTAACTACTCCAGGATTAGCTCTTGTTATATCTGTAATTGTTTTAGCACTACCGCTTAAGCCTCCTATAGTCGCTACTTTAAAAGTCAAAGCAGCGCCCCCGCCACTTCCTAACTTACTGTCTGCTACAGTTATAGTTTCACCTACAATAAATTTAGTACCTCCTGCCGTAATTGTTATAGCAGCAGCACCAGAACCATTAACTACTATAGAAAATGTGGCATCTTGCCCACTACCGCTACCTGACCAATCACCTGCAGCAATAGCATAAGTACCAGCTGATCTTGAACTATCAGCTGCTCCTATATTATTAATAGTTACTATAGGGGTGAATACTTGTTTATTGAGAATAGAACCTCCAACAACAGAACTAGTAGAGGTAATAGTTTCACTGTTATGAAATTCTTGTAATACGTTATTTAGTTTTACTTTTAACTCTTTAGTAACTATATTAACATTAGCTATAAGACCTACAGTAGTACTCGTACTTCCTACAACAGAATTACCTGGTACAAAATTAGTAGCATCTGCTACAGTAAGTATAGTATCATAGTTTCTAGCAGTCATTAGTCATATGTCTCTTTCAATTTAAAACCAACCGAATAAATATTCTCAGTCAATGAAGGACCAGACGAAAGAACTTGTGTTATACTAAGATCTCCATCAAATCTTGCACTAATTGTACCACTTTCATTTAGATGTGACAAGTCAAAACTAAAAGATTCAAATGTTCCACTTCTAGCATTATAAAAATTCTCAATAGCAGTTCTTTCTACTCCTGAAATATTAGTATACTTTAAATCGTAAGAACGAAGAGGTCTTCTTGATTTTAAACGTCTTTTTTCGTATCCAGCTTCTGATGTAAATGTAGAAGTAGCAAACTTCTTAGTAGTTGTAAAACCTCCATCAGGTTTTCTATCAGACATAGAGTTAAATCTATCAGATACAGAAATAACAGAGTCAAATATACGTATAGATAAACTATCAGCACTATCAATGGCTCCTAAAGGAGACCCGCCAATCACAGTAGCAGTAGTAGTAAGAACATTATGAATTGCTCCTCTATATCTTGCGCCATCTGCCATTCTTATATAGTCAATTTTACCTTTATATCTTTCTTGACTAGCAACAGATCCGCCAGCTACAGAATTATTAGCACCAATAATTAAAGAACCGCCCGGAAAAGGAGTTGCTGCAGGATTATAATTTAAGGATTTAACTAGTGCATTAGCCACATAGAGTCGTAAATTAGCAGTAGTTTTATCGTAAGATACAGCTACTTGATAACTAGTACCTCCATTACAGTTACCACCATATATTTCTGTTATACTATTTGATTTATTTATTATAAAACCTATAGTAGAATTTGATCCTACTGTGCGTAGAGCATAATAGTTTGTACCACTATTATGACGAGCTAATATAGTTTGATTAGAACTCATACTAGATCCTGAATCAGGAGTTATAATAGTATCAAAAGTAAATGATTTATCTTCTCCTACATTAAAATCATTACCTGAACCTGTTACAGCTATATATTTAGAACCATCTAAGACTACGTTACTTTGGTTAAAAGATGCAGAACCACTATTTATAGCAACTGTATGTTCTTTAGGACTAGAGTCAGTTAAGTTATCTGCAAAGTTAGTTAATAAATTAACAGCGTTATTATCGCCTATATCTATACCTTGGTAAGCTAAGCTAACAGAAGGATATGTGTAACCACTAGGTTTTTGAAAAACACCACCTACATATACCATAAAATCACTAGTACTGATAACATTAACAGTAGATGGAAAAGAAAAAGCCTCAGTAACACCATTAATAGCATAAGTATTACCATTAGTTACAGTAGTAGTACTAGTATAATCTACAGCAGCTATAGAAGGAAAACTTCTATTTAATCTAAATCTAGCGGGAAGTGATATTGTTTTAACTATTAACTCAGTCGCATTAGGAGCTGCAGCAAAACTTATTGTTTGTCCCCCATTGGATAAAGAATAAGAACCTGTGGATTGTAAGATTCCTTCTTGAAATACAGTTACTTCACCTTTACTATCTACAGCACTAGGTAAATTAAAGGCTACCCTAGTAGCACCTGTGGTATTAAAAGTAGTAGTACCTATAACTGAAAAAGCAGTTATAGGTGCGATGGCATCATCAGGGTAGGTAGAAGTAGTCATATCTTATCCATTTCTCATAGCTTGTCTAATAGGTCCATTAGCAGCTAAATCTCTGAGTACAACATCAATAACAATTTTATCTGCATCGAGTTTAGGTTCTCCTTGTTGTTCTGCTTCTTTAGGCTTACCTTCATTAACAATATTAAATTGTACATTACCCATACCAGCAGCACCAGTAGCATTCATTTGACCTAAGTTGCCTGCACCGATAGATTTAGCAGCAGGTTTACGAATTACAAATTCACCAGGTTCTAACATAGCGGGTACGCGGTCACGAAGTGCATTTACTTGTCCACCAGCTGCCATATTTCTAACACCTGTTCTACCGACTAGCCCACCAGTAGCAGCACCACCAAAGCCCATAAAACTAAGAGCTGTCTTACCCATATTAAACAGACTAGATCCAATACCTTCTCCACCGCCACCAGTTAGACCTTGCATGAATCCAGACAGGCTTTTCATAATACCGCCTTCTCCGCCAATCATGTTGGAAAGACTTTTGCCTAGACCACCGAAAGTTTCCATAGCTGTGTTACCAAAGTTACCAATACCTTCTTTCATACGGCTAAAAACACCCATAGCTTTTTGTTGAAAGCTCTCCATAAAACCCTTACCTTTTTCTTTAATACTAGCTAGAGGATCAGCTTCTTCACCTTTTCCACCGCCGCCCTCTCCGTTCATAACTTTTACATGCAATTCACCATTTCCCGAAACAGTTGCATTATCGGCACCTTTTGTTTCGTTTACATCAAAACCAAATAAGCTAGATGTAATTGCTGACACTGCTTGTTTAGCAGGTTTTATTAGTGTCTGCTCTAACACATTTTTACGAATATTTGTAAATGTCTCTTTAAAAATATCTCCTAAACCATCTTTAATGGATTTGCCTTCCGCTATATTGTCAAATACTTTGTGTATAAGATCACTAACACCTTGATTAATAGATTCGTTAACTTTTACATACAGTTGAAAACGTTTAGAAGCATATAGTTCAAGTAACTGTTGCTCTCTATCAAGAGCAGATTTAGTAGCAGCATATTTTTGATTAGCAGCATCAGTCTCTAGTTCTTGTTGTTTAGCGATAGCACCGCTTTGTAAATTTAAACTATTTAACATAGCTGCTTCTGTGTCTAGATATAATTGTTCTATTTTTTGAAGAGTCGGTTCATCATTTATACCTTGAATTACGCCTGCATTAGTTCCACCACCTACTGTAGGTTCATTATTTTGTTTTTGTAATTCTGTTAACATTGCTTTATCAAGTTCAAATTGTCTTTTTCCTAGTGCTTTTTGTAATTCGAATTGTTTACGTTGTATGCCGAGAGCCTGATTAGCTACTTTTGCAGTTTCTTGTGCAGATTTAATCTCAGCACTCCTATCAGCACCCGCAGCACCTAGTTTATCATCTTTTGTAGACATAAATGATTTAAGTTTTGAAAGTTCGTCAGACAAGCCTAAAGCACTTCTAACCTCATCTTCTAATCCTTGATTAGCTAATTTTTCAGCTAATGCAAAATCTCTTTTTTGTTTTTGTATTTGCATTTCTTTTTGGCTTATATCAAGTCTTGTTTGAGAGTTTTGTAGTTGTAAGTTTAGTAGATTAATCTCTCTATCAAATATATAGGTATTTACCTTAGAAAGACGTTCTTGCTGAGTTAATTTTGCATTATTGATATTGAATAACGTAGTAGCATCAAGAATCTCATCCTCTAACTGAGTTTGTCTTAGTGCTGCATTTGCACTTATTATTATTCCTTGTTTTGCAAGTGTCTTAGTTTGTTCATCTATAAGGTTTCTTTCAGCTACTAGTGCAGCTATTTGTTCTCTTTGACTTGCTACTAAATTTTTTCTTTGCAGAATAGTTAAATCTTCAGTGTCTTTAATTT